CCTGGAGCCAGCCCGGCAGCTTGAGGCCCTTGCCGGGGAACCGCAAGATCTGATACGCCTCGCCGGTCGTCATCTGCGGCCCGGTGCCCGTCGCGGTCGAGCGGGCCGCGAACCCCGTGCCCGGCCCGGTCACCACGCCCATGTGGTGTGAGTTCACGTACAGGTCGTTCATCGCCATCATGGCCTGGCTGACCCGCTTCATCGACCCGAAGTCGAGCCAGTTGCCGGTCGCCGGGCCGTGCTGGTCGGACGGGGCGTGGAACCCGCCCGGCAGCGACAGGCCCAGCGACCCCGCCAGCATGTTGACGAAGCTGGAGCAGTCGAACCCGCCCTGCGCGTTCGCCGGGCCGCCCCACACGTACCTGTGCCCCGCGTACTTCGCCGCCGACGCCGCCAGCCGCGAGGCGTCCCCGCCGCCGCCGAACAGGCTCATGATGGCGTTCAGCGCCTTGCCCGGCAGCCCCGCGATCCCGACCAGGCCCTTCGACAGCAGCCCGCCTAGCGCCTGCGGGAACCCGCCGAATACCGAGTTGACCAGGTTCCCGATCCCGGAAATGCCGGGGATCATGCCCTTGAATAGCCCCTTGGTCAGGAAGCCGCCGATCCCGGCCATGACGGTGCTCGGGGAGTGGATGCCGAAGAAGTGCTTGACGTTGTTGATGATGGGATCGACAAGATTCGTCTTGATCCACGACCCGATATTGCGCATGGCCCCGGTTATGCCGCCCAGCAGCCCGGAGATCATGTTCCCGCCGAGGGTGCCGAACGCTGTCACCGCCGCGCGGCCCCAGGTGGCGATGTTGCCCGGCAGCCGCCCGAACCACCCGGCCACCGCCGACCCGGCCCGCCCGAGCGCGCTCGCGATGGTGGAGACGACGGCGGACCAGCCGCGGCCGATCGTACCGAGCACCGCGGACATGGAATTCGAGATGATCGAGAAGATGCGCCCGACCGTGCCGGAGATGAAGTTCCTGATCTGGGTCCAGTACCGGATGACCAGCACCACCGCCAGGCCGACCGGCCCGGTCAGAATCCCCACGATCAGCGGCCAGTTCGCCCGCAGCCAGCCCAGCAGGAAGCTGAAGATGCCGGGGATCGTGACGGTGAAGAAGCGGGTGAACGGCCCGGCGAACCAGCCGATCACCGCCATCGCGGCGGCCTGCACCCCGCGGAACGCCCCCTCGACGATCACCCGGAAGGTCCGGCTCCGGGTCCACAGCAGGTAGAGCCCGACCCCGAGCGCGACGCACCCGGCGATGATCAGCGAGATCGGCCCCAGGCTCAGGTCCAGCGTCACCCCGAACAGCTTGGCCGCGAAGGTCGCCACCTCGAACGCCTTGGACAGCAGGTACAGGGTGGAGACGAAGGCCCCGACCGTGGTCACCACCGGGACCAGCCACGCCTTGTTCTGCGCCAGCCAGTGACCGAAGGTCATCAGCGCCGGGATGCCCACGTTGGTCATCCAGGTCGCCACCTGGCCGATGATGGGCAGCAGCGCCGTGCCCATGGACTCGGCTAGCTCCCGCGTGGCGGTCTTCAGCTTGTCCATCGGGGTGGCCATCGCCGCCGCGCTGCCGCCGAATTCCTTGTTCAGCTCTCGGAGGATGATCTTCTGGGCGCCCAGCGTGTTGCCGGACGCCACCATCGCCTTGACCTGATCCTTCTGCTGCTTGGTGAAGGTGACCCCGACCCGCGACAGGGCGCCCAGCCCGGCCACCGGGTCGTTCAGCGCCTTCCCGAGCTGGATGGCCGACCCCCGCATTCCCTCCGAGGTGACCTGCCCGCCGTGCATCGCCGCGGTCATGTCGGTGAGGGTCTGGGTGGCCTGGTCGAAGATGTTGTTGCCCTTGCCCGCCTCGTCCCGGACGTTGCGGAAGGTCAGCAGCATGTTGGCGCCGGTCTTGACCGCCTCGTCGTCGATCCCGGTCTTCTTCATGATCGAGTTGCCCAGCTCGGTGATCTGCTCCGCGCTCACGTGCGCGGCACCGCCCGTGGACTTGATCACGGCCTCGGTCTGCTTGTTGACCTTCTCCGCCTCCTCCGCGGCGGAGATCATCGTGTCGAACATCTTTTCCGCGCCGACCACGGCGATTGCCGTGCCGACCGAGGCCAGGAAGTTCTTGCCCCACGACGACCCGGCGGACTTGCCGCTCTTTTCGCCCGCGGCCTTGGAGTCCTTCTCCACCTGCGCGGGCAGCTTGGACGTGTTCGCGTAGACATCGATGCCCAGCGCGCCGTAGGCATAAGTCGCCATCGCGGGTCACCACCACTCCTGGCATCTTGCTGATCTCGGACACCGCGTCAGCCCAGGACCGCACCGACTGCGCGGGCGCAGGCCCCCTCCGCTCTGACGCCGCACCGTGCCGGACCGTCCGGCGGCGGGGCGGCCGGGGCAGCGGGCGCGGCCGGGCCTGCTTGGCGCCGTACGCCGAAGCCGTCACCCACGTCAGGTCCGCCACGTGGTCAACGAGCAGGGCCAGCAGCTCCGACTCCACCGACCAGCCCTCGCCCAGCCCGTGCACGGCAGGCGGCATCCGCTCCAGCAGCACCCAGACTCGCCTCATCGACACCCGCGGGTTGAGGACATCGACCCCGTAGGCGGCGAGCATGGCCGCCTCTACATCCGGGTCGAAGCGGGCTGCGGCGGCGCCAAGGAGTTTGGGAGGCCGCCCATACCGGCCGCCTTGCCGATCGCGTCGAACAGCGTATTCATCCCGCCGACCGTGATGCCGCCCCGGATCATGTCGCCGTAGGCTTCCTCCCCGAGGAGCGCGCCCATCGCCACCGGCAGATTGCCATCCGCCAGCGCGGTCAGCGCCTCCATCGGCCACTCGGTCGCTGTCGGGACCTCGTAGGTCGTGCCTTTCCAGGTGAACACGAACGGCTCCCCGCCCGCCTCGGCCTTCGCTGCCTCGACGGCAGCGTCCAGGTCGAAGACGCCGGTTGGGGTTGTGGTGCCGTTCGCTGCGGCCCTGGTCACGCCACCTTCTGCGCAGGCTTGGCCGGTCCGGGCGGCTTCGGGGCACCGCCGTTACGCGGGTCCTCGTGCGACAGCCCGGCCAGGTCTGTGAGCGCGCCAGCCGCCGGGGTCGGACCCACCGACACGTGCGCGAGCACCCCGGCGTTGTCCAGCGCCGTCAGCGTCACCTCAAGCGGAACCGCCGTGCCCTTGGTGATCTTCATGTCACCGGCATCGGACAGGCTCGCCCTGGAGAACCCGATGCGGAACGGCCGCAGGTCCAGCGAGTCGATCATGACCGCGTAGATCGGCTGCGGCTGATCCGACCGGATGTCCATCTCGAACGACCCGTCCGCCGAAGGGTCGGTCTGCGGGTTGTCGAAGTACATCGCCAGGGTCTGCGGGTTGAGCTGCCACAAGATGAAGTGCAGCGTGATCTGCCGTCCCGACACCACCGAGCGGATCGGGGCGCGGGACTGCCACGGCGTGATGTCTTCCTTGGTCACCGCCTGGCCTACGGTCGGGCCGTCATCGGAGATGTAGCCCAGCAGCGCCCACGGCGTCGCAGGGGCGGTGCTCGCGTCGGCGGGCATCGGGGTGCCCGCCGGGGCGACATACAGGCCGGGGCCGCTGGCCGTGCCGATCTGCACTTCGGCCGGGGTCAGCACCGGGGCGTACGGAGTGGTCATGAACGGTTCCTCTCGGATCAAGCCGCCGGATGCGCGGTCAGCGCATAGCGGGCAACGTAGCGCGGTGCGCCATCAGGATCGGGCAACCAGAACGGCCCTTCCTCGACGACCACGCGGCATACCCTGCCGTGGGGCCACGACGTAGCCCACGGCAGCGCGCATATGGCCTGGCGGGCGGCGTCGGCACGCGCGTTCGCGTCGTGCCTGTTCCCCGCCCGGCAGTCAACCTGGACGTAGGTGGTGCACAGCCATCCGGGCGGGTCGCCCTCGGTGACCGAATAGGACCACGACTGGGTGCCGCCGAGCGACTGGACCGTCTCCCACACCAGCAGCTCCATGTCCGGGCGGGCGTAATCCAGCGCCGGGTCGTGGACGGGCGGCAGCGTCATAGCGAATCCTTCACCTTCGCCCTGGCCCGCCCCATCATGGCCGCCCCGTGCATGTAGCGGGTGCCGAACTCCACATACGGCGCGTATTCCACGTCGGTGGACACCGTGTACGACGCGGTGTGGTCCTGCTCCACCTTCCACGACTCGGCCAGCCGCCCCGTGGCCCGCGGCGACAGCCGGGAGGCTTCGGTCCGCAGCTCCTCCGCCTTCCTGCGGATGATCTCGTCCACCGCCTGCCGCGGAGCTGACGGGTTGATCACGTGGAAGGTGCTAGCCATCGCCGTAGTCCGTGCTGTCGTCGCGGGTGACGGTGGCCTGGAAGCAGTCCAGCCCGGTGCCCGCCGGGTCGGGCATCAGCCGCACAAGCGAGAGCACCCAGCGGCTTCCGCGGACATCCGCGGTCATCCCGTCCGCTGGCGCCGCGTCCGGCGGCAGGTACAGCTCCCCGATATTCAGCCGCGCCGGTCCGAACGGCCCGGTCCCGCCTCCCTCAGCGGCCCGCGGGTCAGACGCGCCCGGCGCGAGCTGGAGATTGCCGGTGCCGGACCACGCCTGGGCCGTGCCCGGCCCGGTCCAGCCCCGCTCATCCGGGGTGCCCGGCGGGTACAGCGTCACCGCGTCAGCGGCCAGCAGCAGCCCCATCGCTGGTGTCCACCTCCCAGTACCAGTCGTAATCGTCGGCCGCCCACGGGGTGCCCGGCGCGGATGTCTTCGCCGGGTCGGCCACGGTCACCGGGATCGTGCCGATCGCGCAGAACGACCTGTGCCAGGCGGCCCGCGCCATCGCCATCCCGGCGTCCCCGCCCGGCATCGGCGGCGAGTACGACACCGACTGGGCTCCGGTGGACACCGACGCCACCGCCCCGCCGGACGGCGGGAGCATCGCCGCGTAGCTCTCCCACTGGAGCGCCGCGCACAGGTGCGGGTCGGTCGTCCACGCCGCGTCCGCGATGGCCTGCGCCTGGTCTGCGGGCAGCCCGCCGGTCGTGGGCGGGTCCAGCGGAGGCGCCCACGGCTCCCAGCCGGTGACAGGCGGCGGTGTGGTCATCTACTTCCTGGCTCCAGCCTTCTCCGGCTCGGCCTCAGTCGGCGCGGTGCCCGACGCGGCAGCCAGATCGGACTTGGCGAACGCCTTGGTCCCCGCGGGCTTCTCCGCGGTCACCGGGTCGATGATCACGCAGCCGAACCTGGCCCAGACCTTCATCGGCGTCACGTTGTCCTGGAAACCGCTGACCAGGACGACGCCCGAGGCGTCCGCGATCACGCCCGCCGGGTTGATCTCGTAGCGGATGTCCTGCCGCACCCCGATCACCAGGTAACGCCAGTTCCCGCTGATGTAGTTGGCCGGGGCCACGCCCGTGGTGTAGTGCCACGGGATGTAGGAGATCGGCAGCCCGTAGAGGGTCGGCTGCGCGTAGTTGTCGAACTGGGTGGTGCCGAGCAGAGCCTCACCCGACCCGGTGGCGCGGACGCCTCGCAGCAGCGACCTGTTAGCGATCGAGGACGCGGAGCCGGTCACATCGAGCGCATTGGCCTCGACTGCGCCCATCGTCTTGTTGATCGTGTCCACCGCGTCGATGCCCGCATTGACCGCGAGGGCGTGGGCGAGCACCCCGCCAGCCGGGAACGACGCGGGCGGGTTGAGCCCGAACAGCACCGCGTCGTCCAGCGCGCGGGCGATGGCCTGGCTCAGCAGCGGGCGGCAGTACGCCCACAGGTTGATCGTGTTGTCGTCCACCATCGCGTCGGGAATGCCGATCACGGCGGCGACTTCCTCCGCGGTCAGCGTCGCGGGCGCGAGCCCGACATCGGTGTACGGCTTCCGCCCGTTCGCCGCGGTCACCCACGAGGCGGTCGGGAACGTCTTGGGCACGGGCATCTGGGTGGTCTTGGAGCCCATCGGCAGCCGGGTGCCCAGCGTGAGCGCGGCGGACGAGCGGACAGCCTCCTGAAGGATCGTGGTGGAGTAATCGACGGGGATTACTCCCGAGAAATCGCCAAGCGCCATGACGGCAGCCTTCCGGGCAGGGAACGGGGTCACGCCGCTTTCCCGCTACCCAGCGGGCGTCGCATCGCGCTGCACGCCGCCGGGCCTTGGCCTCGCGCCATCGTGAACGGCCGGATTCAGCTACCGGCTGCCAGGGGCCTCGCGCCGCCCGGCATCGCGGTCAGTATAGAGAACCACCCGCCTACAGCGCCATCACCATGCCACGTGGCCGTGCGCGGCGAGTTGCAGCACCGCGCCCGCCGCGGTGAACAGCATCGCCAGAGCCGCCAGCAAGGCCAGCTCCACCAGCAGCCGCCTATCCACCGTGCATCGTGCGGATCGTCCGCCCGAGCCAGTCCTGCTCCGGCTGGTCACCCGCCGGGCTCGGACCGGCCGGGACGCGGCCCGGCAGCCTGCCGTCAGCAGGCGGCGGAGGCGGCATCTTGTCGATCCACGACTGGATCGCCCGCTTGTTCGGCTTCCCGTCAGCGACGAACATGTCCAGGTTCAGCGCTGACACCGTGGCCTCCGGGTCGGGCACCCGCCCGGTCAGCAGGTGCCGCAGCTCCGTCGCGGCCAGCGCGCGGGCGGCCAGCGCCTCAGCCTCCTTGCGGCCCTCCTCGCGCGCAACGGCGATGGCCCGCTCGTTCTCGGTCATCGTGGACTTGCGCATCTCCGCGATCTGCGCTTCCAGGTCGCGGCGCGCTGCCCGCTCGGCGGCGAGCGCGGATTCCAGGTCCGGCCCGGCCGGGCGCTGCCCGTTGTCCGGCTGCTGCTGCGGATCAGGCTGCTGCTGCGGCAGCGGCGCCGACTGCGGGCGCCCGGCTTGCGGCGCGGCACGGTCATGCCCCTCGACGTGGACCTGCTCCGGCGTCGCTGGCGTGGTCATTCACATCACCTCACTGTGGCTCGGGCGGAACCGGCTCGGGCTGCGCCGGGACAGCAGGCTGCTGCGCGGGCGGGAACACCGGGCGGGCCGGGTTCGCTGCCTGCATCGTCTTCCAGGCGTCGATCTCCGCCGGGGTCGCGCCCCACTTCTGCCACAGCACCTCCTGCGGGATGCCCAGACTGGCCATCTTCACCAGCGAATCCGCGAGCTGCGCCACCGACCGGGTTTCCGGGTCGGCCCACAGCACCTGGCCCTGCATGTTAGCGGCACCCGGATCACCGATCAGGGACAGCGCCAGCCGGATCACCATCTCCCACGACTCGCCTATGTGCAGCATCCGCCGCCTGACCTTCGCGACCAGACCGGCCTCCGCGGCGCGGATCGCGTCGGCGGACAGGTTCACCATCCGCCCCACGAAGTAGTACGGCGGCGTCTGCGTGATCGACGCCAGCGCCTCGATGTCGGCGGTCACCGCGCCGATGTACCCGGACAGCGTGTCGCCGGGGAACGCGCCGAAGTGCCCATCGGGGTTCTCGTTGATCAGCAGCCGGTTCGCGCCGATGTCGAACGGCTTGATGCCCACCTCGGTGGTGGTGCCGTCCGCCGCCGTGATGATC